CCCGGTGGATTCTGCCGACAGATTTTTATAGACCGCATCACCAAGCACATTAAGCGCAACGCTCCCCGCTGAAAAAGTCGTGTGTGGGTACGCGTCCCTGATTATTTTCCCAGATGTCCGCGTGTATGGCACGTTAATGGACCTGGGTCCTGCGGACGAGATCACATTAGGGGTTGTTCCGGTGTCAGTTACTCGCACACGGATTGATGCCCCGCGCCACTCTATCTGCGGCAACGATCCAGAAACAATCTTGATCAAATCTCCGGGTTTTTTAATGCCACCTGCGCCATCGTCTTCGGCCGAAATACTGTGCACACCATCGATAAGTATTGCCGCTGTTGCGTCACAATCTTTGATCGAAAACACATTGGTCTGGCTGTCGTGAGTAGCCGCAATGCTATTGAACCACGCAGCGTGGCCGGTGACATACGCCCCGACCGAGGCAATCCCTTTGCGCTCGGCCTTTGTCGCAACACAAATCACCGTCGTATCGGCATCAAGTGAGTCGAAAAGGAAAAGCCCGCCGTTGTTGATGTCACCGGAAACCCCAGTGAAATTCACAATTGTGTGACGAGTTCCGCTTCCCTTGAGCGTTATGCCAGGGCCGTTGTTTGCGAACGGTCGGATTCGGTCAAAATTGGATGGAACACTGCCGGTGATGTACATGCCACCGGAAGCGAAAAACTGCGGCTGCACATCATAGATATGGGTAATATCCTGGAATTCGACATCCTGCCCACTTGCGTTTTGGTTCCTGAATCCATAGGGGCAAGATCCATCCTGAGCACCAACAAGAATCATCCCGTGGAAACTACCATTCCACTGGCGGCCACCGCCATCTGTGAATTCGTTTTTCAGGCCAAACATGAATGGCCCACTAAAACCATTTGCTGCTTGAAAGCACGTACCTCCTGAATTGTAGGTAAGGTGCGGCCAAGATCCGTGACCGACAACGCCGTTTGGCCAATACACGGGCTTGGCCAAAAATAACCGGGCTGGATCGAGGTACACGTCTGTGACATGGTCGGCATACGCAGCATCTAAAAAAGCCTGCAATTCATCCGATGCATCTGCGCCAAAAACATTTGCCTTCGCGTTCATACCCCATTCTGGGTTGAGTGTATGCCAGCGCGTTCCAGCAGCCTGACGCACCGCAGGCACCCCCTCAGCAGTGAGGGCTCCGGTGGTTGGGTCGATTGCGGGGCCAGGTGATGGTTTTGCGCTAGTGTTCACCACCATGACCGATCCAACTTGGCAATACACACGGATGGACTGCCCAGCCAAAAGTGGGCCAAACGAACGCCGCATGCCCGATGGCTGAAACGCGATGTCTCGGCCTGTTTCGTCCGTCACAAAGCCAATGTCTGCGCCGTCAGCCACAACAGTAAACACAGCGCCATCTGCGAAAGCGGTGAATGTCTGTGTTTCGCCAGCATTGATAGTGTTGGTCGTGCTCATTGCTGCATTCCTTCGCCCATTTCGTCGGGCTCTGAGGTTGATTCGGATTGCTCAAAAGCGGGCGCCTCAGCCTGCTCATGCATTGGTGTGTTGTCAGGGCCTGGGCCATCTCCGGGCATCTCTGGCTCGGGTTGCCCATGTGGCTCTGGTTGCGGGTCGCCGGGCAGTGGGTCGGGCTGACTCAGCATCTGGTTGATGAGGTCGCCGACGATGGCTTTAATCTGCGCCTCGTTGGCCCCGGTGACTTGAAAGCGTTTTGTCTCTGAGTCGTAAGCCTTGATGTCAAGCTCGCGCTCTTTGACCCCTGCCAAGCGCTTTGCTTCTGCTGCGGCTTCGATGGCTTGGTCTGCATCGTCCTGCGCATCCTTGGCGTGCTGGATGGCCTCTTGCAATGCGTCTTGGCACTGCTTGAGTTGTTGGGCCATGGCGGCAGGATCGGGCCCCTTGTCTGCGCCCTCTGGCTGCAAGATGGCCTTGACTGGTGCAGGAGCCATCGCGGCCATGGCCTGCGCAAACTTATCGGAGCCAGGGAAATCAAGCGTCTGAGCCCAGAACGGGGCAACCACGGGCGCAAGCTCTTTGTTGCCGCGCATTATTTCGGCAAAGGCTGCATTGGTCTGCGTGCGCTGTGTGCTGTAGCTCGCACCAACCACCACGCGCACACCGTATGTGCCAACGCTTGGATTGATCGATACCGTTCCGCCGTCTTGACGCTGGAAGGCTTCTTTCTGCTCAGGCGCAAACGTCACCGAGCCCGGCGTACCGTCAACACCCATGATTGGGGCCTTGCGCTGGGTATCAGCAAGGCGGGCGTCCATCTGCAACACCACGCGACCAAGCTGACCCAGCGATGCAGCCAGGTGCGATGGGAAGTGAGCGTTCGATGCCTCGCCCTGTTGTTTGCGCGACTCAATGGCAACGCCGCTCGTCTCGTTCGATGGGGCGCCAAGGGTTGCCTGGTACATACCCAAAGCGGCCTGAATATCGTGCAAGGCACGCTCGGCACTCGCAGCATGATCAACCAGCGATGAGCCAACCTTGATCATTGATGGCGGCGAGATTGGCCCTTCCTCATCCACATCATTGAACGGCAGGAAAGCACGGCGCTGAACTGCGGCCTTATCCCAAATCGTTTCGAGCCCAGCCAATGCCCGCTTGGAGGCCAGCAACTGAGCCCCAGGCATCATCAACTCGCTGATATGGTAGTTGTAGGCCTGCTGTGGAGCGCGAGCGCGGCGAGGAATTCCGCAATAGCGCATGCGGCCGTCACTGAAGCCGACATAGCCGTAAACCGGGATGATACCGATGGAGTCGGCGGGGTAGTCGCTTTCCTCCAGCACATCGCAGCCCGACATGCGGCGCCACTTGACCGTAGTACGCTTGTCTTTGTATGTGCGATCGTATGGCAACTGGGTGCCAGCGGCTTTGCATGCCGACCAGTATTCTTCCTCGGTGCCTGCCTGCTCTTGACCCTGATCGTCGGTGTAAACGATCACATTGACTGCGGCTTGCTCCTCATACCACTGCTCAGCAATCAGCACAGACTTGCGCTTGTCGTCGCGCTTGGTGTACTCAAGATCGCCGAAGTCGTGAGGTTCCTTGCCTTTGTAGCGACGATCCCATTCGCGCATTGACAGGGGCGTCAGCAAGTAGCCAAAGACGGCATCTGAGCCATCGGTCTCGACAGACCACGGATCGAGCACCACACGCAGAGGGTCAGCCTCGGAGCTGATGCGAGGCTCTTGCCAGCCTAGGGCGCGGTCGATGTACTCTGGGCGGGCGATCAGGTAGCCAACGCCAGTACGCGCAGCGCTGGTCAGAACCCGCGTGTAGTGCTGGACCGCCCGGCTTGCGTACTCGATGTGACGAAACCGGCCGTCGATCTGCTCGGCGGCTTGCTTGTCAGCACCACCACCCACAGGGATTGCATGCAGTGATGGGGTTTGCTGCTCGATCTGACCGGCGACGTTGCCAACGTACTGCCCGGTCTGATCCATGACGAGACAAGGGCGCTTTCCGCCCGGGTCTGTCTCGCGCTGACGCCTGACCACCTCGTCCCACTGCTGCGGGTCCGATGGGTCAGAAAAGCGCAAATCCTCGGCAATCTGCGTGCGCTGATCACGCGAGGCTTCTAGCGCTTCCTGATAGAGGCGCTGGGCCTCGGTCAGTGCGTCTGTCATTAGTTTACGGCGCCTCTCGGCGTTGGTAAATGGGTGCGGGGTCGAAACCTGCGCGATTGGGGCGCAGCATATCACATGCTAGGTCATAGCGCAATACTGGCGTTTTCTACATCCCTAACCCTTGGGCTGCGGATTGGGTGAAGTCGTAGCCGCCCTTTTTGGGTCGCTCCGCAAACGTCAAGATCCACGAATCAGCCCGGTCTGGTGACTTGCCTAGGCGCTTCTTGTAGTCCTTCTTGGCTTCCATCAACAGCAGGCCATCGCGGTAGCTGTAGCGGTATGAGCCAAGCTGTGATTTCAACTCTGGGTCTTTGTCCATCGCGCAGCCGCCACGCTTGAGGTATTCCAACGCAGCCCGCCACAGTTTGGCCTTGAGGTTGTAGTTGCGGTCGTCAGACTGGCGCGTGCCCGTGTGAACACCGATCAACTTGTCTGCGTACTTGCCACGCTTGAGCATGTCATAGGCGCTGACGCCAGGGCCGTCCAACTCGATCACGATGGAGCCGATCAGTCCGCCCGATTCTTCAAGCGTCCTGCACTCCTCCTCGACTACTCCGGCCAAGTTGGGGCCGTCCAGCTTTCGGCGGCTGATCTGTGGCAGGGTCAGCAGACCGCGCCGCTTGGTTATGACGCTCTCATCGTCGCCCATGTGGGCAGCATCAACGCCAATTGCCCACGGGCCATTCGCCTCGATGTCTGCGGGGCCTTTGGCTTGCGCCGTGGTGATGAAGTCACCGCTGATCCATGCGTCGGAGGTCGATGCGTTGTAATCAATGTCCACCTCTTGAGCCAGCACTACAGGGTCTAGCGTGTTCTTCTGCTTGGCGTACCACTCTGGGCCTTTGCGTGGGTCATCACGCCAATGAAACGTGAACACCTTGATCCTGCCGCCGTGCCGCTTGCGGTAAAACGGATTGCCGTTGCCGTTAGGCGTACTGATATCGATCTTGCAATTTGAGGTTTGAGACAGCGCCGCGTCAATGGACTCTGCCCGCTCGTAAAAAGCAGACTCGTCCTTAAAATAGATTGACGTTCGGTTGCCGCGCCCGATGTTGTCACCTGACTCGCCCACAATCGCTGCCCCGTTCTCGGGGTTCACGATGTTCATGTAAGGCGCGTGCTTCTTCTGATCCCACCCGGCGGGGCGGAACTCAACCGGCAGCAGGTTGATGAACTGGCGCACCTTCCAAAACAGGGCTTTAGGGTCGCCCAGCTTGTCAACGTACTCTTCTTTGCGCGAGCCGAACCCGGCCACAGCGCCAGGATGAAACAGGAACATCCAGACAGCGAAGCCCACACAAAGCCAAGACGCGCCCATGTCCCGTGACTTCTCTGCCAGGCCGTCCTCACGCCCCAACCAGCGCTCACGCAGCCATGTGATGAACTCTGACTGCTTAGGGAACAGAAGAAACGGCATAGTCGTAGGCAAACCAACTTCGGCATTTCGCGGGTCGAATGTGACACCCCATTCATTGATGAATTCGACTGGGTGGTCTTTGTAGAACTCCTTGAGGCCGCTCAAGATCGATGGGTCTTCACGAATACGCCTCAAGCGCTCCGCACGCTCGATATATGCTGCCTCGTAGTCTGGCTTCCACTCATCCGCCATTGATCATCCTCTTGTAGGCTTCTTCGGCTGTCAGGGACGTTTCAGTCTTGACCGGCGGCAAGTCATCGGCGCCGCCAATCGCCACCTTTTCACCGTAGCGCCTCGGGTCCCACTTCGACAACAGCTTCATGCGTGTCTCGATCTGCAATTTGCGATGGCCGAGCATGTCGCCCTTGCGTTCTTCGATGGCTCCATCCGGCTTGATGATGCGCTCGACACCCTCGACGGGCGTGTCAGCAATCTCCAGGCACTGTTCGGCCAATTCGTCATGGCCTATTACGCGCGCGCGCGCGATGCGTCCAGCAAACTCCGGGTCAGCCTGCTCCCATTCATAAACGGCTGACTTTGAGACCTCAAGGTCGCGGCACAATTGACGCAATGGAATACCCCGCTGAAGCCCTGCGCAAATGGCATCCTCGACTTCATTCGTGCGGGTCGTTGGTCGCCCTTGTCGCTTCTTGTTGCTCATCATCTGTCTCCTTTCAACTCTCTAGCCATTGCCCTT